ATGTATTCTAGAGTCAGTAAACAAATATCACTCAAGGAAATTATATCCTACACTCTTCCAAAGTTACACACCGGAAAATACTGGTACGTTGATTTTTGTTGCCTGGATCCTGTAACCAGAGAAATGAAACGAAAAAAGTACATGCTCAATAATATCGAGAAGATAACAGAGCGGAGAAAAATGGCAGCAGAAATAATAGCCAATGTGACTCACAGGCTTCGTTCTGGTTGGAATCCTTGGGCTGAAGTCAGCAATTCAAGACAATACACTAAATGGGAGGACATCATTCTACTTTATAAAAGATATCTTGAGAAGTTATATGTAACAAAAGTCATCAAAGAAAGTACCTTAACTGATTATCAAAAAAGAATCAGAGTACTCAATGAATATAGCCAAAATCTCCCCATTCCTATTACATACATATATCAATTCAATTTGAGTTATATTAGTGATTTCCTTGACTATATTTTGCTCGATCGAGATTCTTCGGCAAGAACACGTAATAATTATAGAACATGGTTATCTTCATTCTGCACCTGGCTCATAGAAAAACAGTATATGGATACTAATCCTGTAGAAAAAATAAAGAGCCTTTCTGAAGAAGCTAAAAAGAGAAGTGCATTGTCACATAAAGATTTGCATCGGTTAAAAGAATATCTAGAGGAGAACAACAAATACTTCTTATTAGTATGTAGAATGGAATACTACACTTTTATCCGGCCAGAAGAATTGTCGAACATACGACTTCGGGATATTAATCTCAAAGAACAAAAAGTATTTGTTGAATCCACTATTTCTAAAAATAGAAAGGATGGAATGGTTGGACTGAATGATGAGCTTATTAAAATGATGCTTGATCTGCACATCTTTAATAATGATACTAATTGCTATTTATTCAGTACTGATTTCAAGCCAGGCTACAAAAAGATGACTACACGATGTTTCAGAAGTTGTTTTAATAAAGCTCGTAGCATTCTAAAATTTCCAGATAGTTATCAATTTTATTCACTTAAAGACTCAGGAATCCGAGATCTGGCCAACGAAGAAGGAATAGTTATCGCACGGGATCAAGCTAGGCACTCGGATATATCTACGACAAATAAATACTTAAAAGGTAACAATTTAAGTGTGCATGAGGAAACTAAGCATTTCAATGGTTCTTTCTGATCTTTATGGTAAATGCCTCCTCTGCTAGGAGGTGTTTATTTTATATCATACGCTTTATTTTCTGTACCTACAGTCCTACTGTCCAACAAATAGAAATGTCATTCAATTATTTCCATGCCTCCTTTCACTATCTAATTATTAATACTACCTTTGTATCGCTTATAAGGCGAAGGGGTGGTACCCTTCGTTATTTGTTTTGTTTGTGTTATCAAGCCGCTAACTCGTGATGAGCAGGCGGTTTTTCTTTTTATAGCTTAACCTAATATTTTTATTTCTATAGCATTAACTCCTATTCTTTTCGATTTTTGAGTGTGAATAAAAATATTTAACTGCTGATTTACAACAGTGACATCCATCCAGTCCGTCCATTGTCCCTTTTCTATATAAGGTTCCGCAGGGAATAGGTTTGTCACGTCATTATCATTCAAATAAATATTTCCATTCCGATACGAATCAATTGTTTCTTTTGTTGAACTTAAAAATCTTATCTGATAGATGCCATTAGGCGCCGTAAAAAAGAAACCGTTATATACCTCCGCATTATATCTAAAAATATAGGAATACTCGGTAGCTATACTAAACTTAGAAGATAAATCACCATTTTGACCACCATTGGAACTCCATGTCTTTTTGTCTGTCCATTCCGGGTTATGAGCAAGCAGCAAAGAATCTGCATTGACAGAATTACGTTTCCATCCCGGTAATATTTTACCTGATTTTGAATAAATACTGTCATTATCAATTTGTGACAGAACATTTCCGCTATTCAGATTTATAGTACCACCATATGTCTCATCCACAATATGTCCTACGGGATTATATTGATATAGATAAGAAACAAAGCAAATTATCTTATCATCTTCTTGAGGAACATCTCCACTTGTTATTTCTATAGATTTATTATAATTATTTCCGCTGGCGCTTTCAGCAATTACAATAGATTTTGTTCCTTCTGTGGTATAGGTAACGTCAAATTCAAAAACATTTGCATGTTTTTCCTTGTTAGTTATTACGCCTCCTTCACTGCTGCAATCAACCGTTTCCATCCTGGTATTATCAGATGGCAGACAAGTCGCGATGACATGAACAGGCTTATTTATTTCCATGCTTCCGGAAGTTGCAATGTTTACGCTTTCAATTTCAACATCTGAAGATATTTCATCTACCGTAACATTTACTGAAATAGTGGTTTCAACATCCGAACCGTCAACATAAAACTGTATTGTTCCATTGCTTGTTCCCGGTATATTGCTAATATTTCTGATCGCATAAGTTACAATGTTGCCATCAATGGATTGGGTTATATTTAAGTTAAGTCCTTCGCTTACCACGTATTTAATTTTACTCATTTGAGTATTACCGTCAGGGAGGACAGTTAATATAGCATTTTGGGAAGCTGAATTTTTCAAAGCTAATTCAGATATGCTGCTTTGAAGCGAACTTATTACAACAGGAGTCAGAACTGCGTCTATTCTTGCCTGATATGCAATTCTTAAATCCTCTCTTAACTTAGGAAGATCAAATTCGGCATCTTCTTTCCATATATTGTCTTCTGTTTCTTCATATTTGGAAACAAAATACTCAATATTATCTATCACGGATTCCTCTATAATCAGATGGGCATAAATATTATTGTTGTCTACCGTTACGTGCATACCATTAATCTTTTCATCCGTATTGGCATCATAAGCGTCAATAGTAATACCTGCAGCAGAAGTATTTATGACACCTTTCATCTCGATAGTCACGTCCTTATAATTAAAGTTGTCTTTATAAGGGAGAAGAAGATCAAATTCAATAAAAGTACTATTTGTTTTCAGACCAGAGAATCGGCTATAATTTCTGAAATAGTTATATTCATATAACTCCCCAACGGTTGCAAACCAAATTCTTTTAGAATATTCCGTTGCATTTCCATAAGTGTCTGCTATATATTTCAGAAAGTCAGCCCAGGTACTGGTAGCTGTATGACATGCGAAATGAAACCATTGCTTGGCATTTAAATCTGAATTATTTATTATAGCAGCCAGAGTTGCTTTCAATTCTCCTTCAATATCATCACTGAACACTCTGCCAAACACTTTATGAAAATAATTATCCAATATATAAGGATAGCAACCTGTAGAGGGTGTTCCTTCTGCTATTGACATATCTATCTTAGGCATATCATTCATAGCATTTATAAACACATTATTACCATCCGGCCTGGCTATAATTTTCATTGTTCTGTTTATCATTGTTTTTGTACGGGATAAGTCTGCATTTAGTCCTTGAATGACATTATAGACGTCTTTATCGCTTCCAAACATTTCTGTACTAATATTATGAAAGTAAAAATCTACTCCATATCTTTTTATAAGATTGCAATCACCCCACACGAGACTTGGGTTCATAAATCTATATAAATTTGTAGCCGTTTTATCAATAACCGGAATATAATCCATAGAAAAATTTCCATTGCTGCCTATATACGGCCATATTGCCACCCCCTGCTTGAATCGCTCCTTAAACCCGAATATAGTACTATAAGCAAGGTATTCATCAAATGCTTTTATTATTACATTTACAGGGACGTCTCCAGCTAAATATTGATTCGCATGATACCAATATGTCCTTCCTTCAGGAGTTGTATCCGCTGTCTTATTAACACTTATTCCTCTCTTATTGATAGCTGACCAGATAACGGATAAAGTTGACACGCTAGCGTCATCAGTAGTAAAGCATATCACATTAGTTGTATTATATTTCAAAGGGCAAATGCCAACAGTGTATGTGCCATTTGCGACTCCATCTATTTTTACATGAATTTTCTTTATTCTCCCTCTTGTATAAGGAGAATAAGAATCCAGGGAGATATTATTGATTTCTTCCTGTAGATTTTGTTGTATCTTATCTATTTCAATCTTTTTGTATACATCTGCAGAACCTGCTTTTTTCTTTAATTCCCCTGTTATAACTTTATTCTGAACGGGATTTAAGGAACTGTCACTAAGCGATGAATCAATTGTTATTGTTCCGTCATTAGAACCTTCAACCAATTCATTAACTTTATCTTTTATAGCGTTCAAGTCTATAGCTTTCAAAACTTCGCCAGTCTGAAATGTTTTTTCTAATTTATCCATATTAAGCTAATTTATTTACATCTAACATACCTGTACCCAAAATCATTTCTGAAACTGGAGGAGTAATACCACCAGAGATTGCAGACACAGAAATAAAGACCCATTTGCCTAATACTTTATGATATACAGGCATGAGCATATTTTCGTAATCCGTTAATTCACTCAATAACGGTGAAACAGAATCCCATCCGGCGTTTCCCTTTGCCAGCAACGAACCGGTATTCGAGTCGTCAACCGATTTTAATACGTTTGACAATCCTCCAAGCGTCATTTTTTCAAGGGCGACCACAGCGTCTACAAGCCGGTTAAATTCCTCAGCCGACAAACGTCCGCGGGAATTCTTGCCTTCATTTTCTTCTTTTTTCCCAATATCGAGTGCCATAACTATTCTCCAAATATTAACGGGAAGGCATACGGGAAGCCTTCCTCCTTGATTTCTATTTTTCCGCGTGCTGAAAGCGCATGCATGATCAGGTTTGTTTCAAGCATACCGGTATCAGCCATGTCGCTTTCAACACGGCTGATCACGGTACGGGTGGTATTGCCATTGTCATCCGTCTTGCGCACACTTAAAACAAACTTGATATATCCCATGTTACTTACTCAATTCGGTAATTGTTTTCTCAAAAGCTGCCAATAAAGCGGCGCGTACTTCAGCTGATGTTCCGGACAGGGAACAGGAGTATTTCTTTGTCGATTCAACATAAAGGATATTGCCGGCATAACTCGGAGCAGATGCCGATACCTGTTTGACCTGCGCTTCGATCTTCATTAATTTGTCCTTGTTGTAAGTAATGGAATAGTCAAGCCTGTAATCACCGACTACTGACTGTCCGGTTCTGATTGTATTTTCTGTGAAATCCATTTTATACCTCCTTGTTTAATTGGTTGATTATTTCTCTTTTTACAGCAGCTATGAGACGTGAGTTCTTCACCACCAGTTCCATCGCCTTGCAATACCGTTCAGGAACTTCTACTGCTTCACTTGAGTAGTAGATCTGCTTTGCCAGTTCCTCAAAACCGATATCCAGCAGGATGCTACCGTTATACATCATTTCGTTACCGACCGTTTCAGCGGTGTCGAAGGTCTGTTTACCGCCTTCGAAAGAAGTCTGCGCCTCGATTCTCTTAAAATTGATTTTCATATTCTTTTTGTTTATTATTTAGGAGTTCCAAATATTATCAGCGTAAAGAATCTAGGATAGCATTTATTATTACCCGGATCCCAAAAGATAACGTTGAAAGAGTTTGTGCTAAGACCATTATAGCTAGAGAAACAAGCTTGCCAACTTTCGCTTTCTCTTTGTCCGGTAGGAAGCACTAACGGGTAATAGTTGGTGTGGCCCAAGTCATGCGTAAACCAGTATTCTCTCGAACTGTTAAGACTAATGCCTGTTATATTTATCCCATTACCCCATCTTTTATTTATACCATAGGTTACATCATTTCCATTTCTTGTGGTAGAAATTTCAAAACATCCCAGGACCCCGGGCATGCACCAGATATCATCAGACGATGACAGCTTCCATAAGCATCCTCCAGCAGCGGCTATTGCATAATTAGCTCTTCCGCCTTTTGTCTGATCAAATTGAGTACTTCCAAACGCATTAATCTTAACAGCTATATTTTCATCGCTACCTGACGCCTGAAACATAGAAGCCGTTTCAAATCCGGCAATGCCAGGCAGACCATTGCCAAGTACCGCTTTTCTTGTCGCAGTATAAGTTTCACCCATTGATGTTCGTGTCTTTTGTGTTTCAATGCAAATAAACGCATCGCTGTTATCATAATTAGATAATCCATATCTGTCGATTTCAAAACCGCCTATGCTGCCGGACGTAGCTGTCACATTATTAAGCGTTGCGTTATTAAGCGATACGTCATTAAGTACCGCATCATTCGCTGTGATGTTATTCATCGTTATATCCCCTGCTTCATTTACAAGGAATGTATCGTTAGCTATGATGTTGCCGTTGAACCTAATCTGATCTGCGGATATCACTGCGTTCGATATCAATCTTCCTGCATCATCTTCCGTGATGAATGTACTGATTTCAGCCCTCTTTACGTATCCGTCAGCTTCGGCATGTTCAGTAAACAACTGAGTGAAACCTGATTCAGTAACAAGACCGGATGTGCTGATATTGCTGACATGACCTTCTGCGTCAAAGGTTATCTTTTTAGATAACAGTACATTGAAATCATCGTTAGTTACCAATCCGCTCGTATTAATGTTTGTGATATTACCGGAATTATCAAAATGGATTCCTTCTACAAGAGCGGCAATAGAATCCTTCGTCACTTGGATAACAGCCGTGTTTTTATCTGCCGTTTCCTGCGCACCTCTTGCGATCCCTAATGCGTTCAATGCATCCTGAGCAGCATCATACGCATCGCTGATACCTTGATTGGCTAGTCTTTTTGCCGCTTCGATGCCTTCCTCCGAATCCGTTACGGCTGCGAGTATCCGGTCACCTAAATTCTCAAGATAGGCAGTGGTAGCCGTTGAGCTAGGTTGCCAGTGTTTTATAGAGAAGGTTGTTCCTTTTGCCTTGGCAGTGATGCAGACGAGAGAGTCATTCTTATAAGAGATGCCTTCGCCGGAATAGGTCGCATTCGCCCACATATCGCCGATATCATAAACATCGGAATCCTTTGGTTGGGATACAAATACTCGTCGTTTCCCGTCAGCGGTATCCTGAGCCTTGGATGCGTCTTCCAGTGCTTTCAGCGTCAGATGGTCCGTTATATCATTCCAGCTCCATGAACTGCCATCCTTTTCGAATCTGTATCCATGTCCCGTCAGACGATTATAGAACATGTCCTGCTCATGCATGGTTTTAAGTTCATCGGTAGTCCACTCGGATGCCGGCAGATTCTCCAGCGTGGGATCGTAGTCAAAGAACCACAGAGTGTATTCCTTATCCGTTTGCTCCCTGACAAGATCCATGTCCGTTTGAAGGTCATTAATAGTATCGTCTATATCTTTCCCTGTGGCCTGATTAATGAACTTAGCGGATATCTCACTTAGTACAGTATTCAGGTCGATAAGCGGTTCCGGCATCGTATAGGAGTTGATACCTTTATATATACGAATGTAGGGACCGCCGGGCGTTACACTATCCCACAGGATCGTACCCTGTCGTTCGGGATCCGTTTTGTTGCCAAGATGTACAATGCTGTCACCTGCCAAGGGATCGTCGCTACCTGATATACAGTCACTCTTGGACAGGTCGATGAAATCATCGCCAATGCCGACAACCGCACGCCAGTAATAGTGATTTCCGCTTTTTAGATTGAATGTCTCACAGTTTGCCAAGTCATCTACGACAAACGGATTATAGATGATTCTGCCTTCCGCATCTGTGGTCCGAAAGTAACATCTCCAGAAGGTTCCTTTATCTTCTACCTTGTTACAGATAATACCGTCTGAGTTGTATTGCTTGCCGCCGACATAAGTGGCCTGATTGACTTGCAGACTCTCAACATTCAGACGTTTGCGGATATCAACGAAGTCAATGTCCAGATGATAGTTGCCTTGCTCATCCTTGTAGATACCGAAGCCGGTGCTACCGGTTGCAAAGTTGCTGGACAGTATGTCACCGACGAGCTTTATCTGTTCGAGCGTAGATGTCCCCTTCGCATTGATACCTTCAAGGAAGGTCATCAGTTTTTCGATTGTTTCGGCTATGTCTTTTCGTACATACCGATCATCATTGTCGTTGTTACTGCCGATAATGGCAAGCTTGAAATGTTTCTTACCGTCAGTTTCAGGTATTGTATCATCCTTTACTAGTTTATAAATAGTTCCATTCTCAATGACGGAAACTACTTGTCCGGCATAGGGAACATAAGGCTCCGTGTCTGTATTACGGGCATAGACACGGGCTTCTTCTAAGGTTTCCCACACGTCAGTCGAATCAATAGAATAACCATTGACACGCTTGTATCTGCCGGCGAAACTGCTCCCTTTTATATCTAGTGCCATACTCAATTCGTTTTAAAGGTGAAATTATCTGTTTCGCTGCTTGTCGTAGCCGTACTGAACACATACATCGTATATTCCAAAGGTGTACTTCCATTAGCACCTTCAACACTGATCTTTCGCGGAGTGGCAGCGGAAGCCAAATCCATGAAATTATATTGGTATCTCTCCAGTGAAACATCCTTGATGGTACCGTTTGGAATACAGATAACGAAAGTCTTATAATTGCCTATTGTGAACTTGTATGATCCGGCGCCCTTATACAATCCACTGCCTGAAAGTGCCCGCACCTCGGTTGAAGTCGTAGGAACCGAATTACAAACGCCTGCAAACCATTTTCTATGTACATTCACGCTGATCTTGCTGGTCAAAATCGTTTCTTTTATATCTCCGTCGTCAGAAGCGGCATATATGACTGTTGCAGTATAGGATTCTCCCTGTGTGTAGTTTCCTTGTAATTGCCTTGTTGCGGTTTGAACACCGGCAGGATCGCCTGTGAATTCCAATACGTTTTCTTCTTTGTCATCGTAGAATGCTTTGATCATTACGCCATTGTCGTTGCGGGTGGCGGTATATGTAATGAAGCCTTTGGTTGATCCGAACTCAACATCATTAGCGGTTGACAATTTACCTATTAGTGTCGCAGGAGTAGGCGCATAAAGCATTTTCCGGAATATCTGTTCGTATCCCATACCTTTACGCAGGATTTCTCCCGGATTTATATGACCGGTCTTTGGTGCGTTTACGTGAATATCCTTGCTCAATCCTGTATCAGCAGAACCAATGCCGGAGGAAGATGAGCTACTACCGCCACCACCGGTATGTACAACAGTACCATTACGATAATTCTTCGACCTGGAACTGGCAGGAATTGCTCTTGATTTTATGACGATGTTACTACTCATACTTCTATCATTATACATTGAAATTGATTCATCTTATAGTCGATAGTGCCTCCTGCGTTGATGAATTTCTTATTAACCATATAATTGTCATACAAGCGGGATAAAGGAGTTATATCGGATGACGCTTTTATTACTTGCGTTAATTTGATACGGGGGGCATTATAACGTTTGATAATACGTCGAATAAGTTGCTCTTCTGGACGGACTGTAGTTTCTTCTATGACTGAATAAAGATTGTCTCTCAGGTAATCTTCACTTAAAATAACTTTGCCATAACCCGCGCCATCATGGTTGTATGAGCTGATTTTCAATTCGATCTCATCGAGTTCATTGATGTAGTTCTCATTAACCGCGTTCTCATAAATACGATCAGAATTAGATGTAGTATCCTCTCCATCCCGAGGAATGAATCTTACAGTAAAGTTTTGTAAGAATACCCCATATTTATTAACTTCGGATGGATACATACTAGCCAATAGTTGAAATTCCAGCTCTCCGGCCGTTATTCCACTTCCCGTAAAAGAAGAATATATCATTTTACCGGATGCGCCTTCATAAGGGTCCGTTAGCTTCTTGTCGTTAATGACCGCTTTATAACCCTCATTCTCGTATGCCCCGAATGACAAATATGTACATTTATAAAGATTATTTCCGAGTACCGGATCATCAGTCGTAAGGTCTATATGACCAATAAATAATTTGGTTCCGATTAATAAGTTTCCTCCCCATCTGTCCTTTGACAATGGAGATAAAGGTTCGTTTTGGAAATACCTGACAGAGGCATTTATACAAAATACCCCTGGAGGATATGCGACGCATGGACTTCGCAATATAAATACTGGAACATATCCACCCAATGCTACCCCATCTTTGTTTTTCAATCTTATTCTAACAACGTCAGTATAGCTATACTCTGTAATATCGGGAACCTTACCACCATCCTTATTTACCATTTTGTAGTTGCAATACCTCATAGGGATAGCGCCTAAAAGATTATCCGCTTCTATATTGTTTTTGTATTCGTTTATATCTACACGATGAGCGAATTGTTGGTATTGATACATCTCCAAATCCCCTGGATTCAGGAGGATGCGATGCGACACGTCATCTCCGGATGTTATATCTGGTAAGGTAGCCAATCTGTCCAGGTCGTCATAATTAACACTGAAGTTTAAAGTTTCAGGGATAGGATAATTGCTACATTTCACTGTTACTTTATTATAGCCAGGGAGTACATCCAGAGAATGATCAGATCCGGTAAATCCAATGTTTTGTACGATGAGATTATTAAATACTGCATCTGCTTTCTCGATCAGTCCACTGTTATATTTATGATATACTCCGTTATGATCTATATCGACAAAGAAAAGCTCTCCTCGCCAATCTACACAGGTCCAGTGGAGGAATTTGCATACTTCTTCGAGTACCTCTTTAAGTTTCAGCGCTTTGTTGTCTTCATCGAAGAAATTCTGTTCACTAATTCTCATCTCCCAAAGTATATTACTTCTGCCTGATAAATATTCCTTTTCGTTTTTCGCATAGACGTATGGGATATATACTGCATTATATTGTACAGAAGTTGCTTTGATGCATTTCTGTAGTAAACTCCATAACGAGACAAATTCCTTTCTGCTTCCGGTTACGTCATAATCAATAAATTCAAGCGTGGACATCGCACTCATACACTCTATCTCCAGTTCGAATTTAGAGGAGCTGTAATTCTGTGTATATAGTTCCGGCTTGATATACCCATACCACGTTACTACCCCATCTCTTTTGAATATAACCCGGTATTGCTGATAGGCTGTGGAAAATAGACTCTGCAAATAATCGCTGCCTACTACGCGAATTGTCGCAGTACTGAACCTGACAGGCGTATACAGGAATTCTTCATCTGCAATATCGACAGTGAATGGTGAAGCCCCCGCAACCAGCTCAATGACTTCACCCGAATAATTTTCTTTCTCTATCTCCACAACACATGGAATGTTATCTATTGCGGCAAATGGTATTGTATATATTAGTCCGTAGCTCATGATATAGGCTTTTTCCCTTGTGATTTAAGTTCATTGTTGATAGTCAGAATCAGATCCTTTGCCCGGACCCTGGTTGTTACCGATGAAGATATATTTCCACCTCCACCCAATCTTCCGGAATTAATCGCTTCGAATAAATGAGATTGCTGGCCTTGATTGAGTATCATTTCACCGGCATTAACACGAGCTAATATCTTATCTCCGGATGAAGGACCGCCGGTAATAATACCACCATTAGCGAACTTAGGAATGGAGGCGGCTAATATTAATGCTTCCATGGCTGCAATTTGAGCAGCAGCAAGACCTACTCCTGCAAAAGGAATAGATGCATATGCTGCTGTACTTTTTGCAGCCATTTCCGCAGATGCAGCTGTAGTTTTTGTTGATGATGCTGCGACCTCTGCCGCCGTTTGAGTCGCAAGAGCAGTAATTTCTGCTGTAGTTTCTATCGTTTTATTCGCAACTTTTGTTCCGGTAGTAGCCGTATCAATAGCCGCCTCTGTTTCCTTCGCCTTTGTGAGCTTATTTGTTAATTCCGTAATACTTTCAATTGTTTTCATCACCGACAAGAATCCATCTGCAATTCCGGAAAACATATTCCAAATGGCCATTAACTTTTCCCATTTAGTAGCTTCCTGTTCCGGATCAAATGCATCTTTCAGGCGTTCGAATGCCGACACCAATCCATCTACAGTTGATACGACATTTTTAATACCATCCCATTCCATCTGATTAAGTTCCTTGGTGAAATTTTTGATCTCTTCCTGGACCTGTGCCAGTTTTAATGCCTCTTCCAGCGATGGAACGTCAGCCATAGCATTCGCAACCTCATCTGATAATGTCTTCCCGATAATTCTTGCTTCCTCTTTATATTTGTCCGCCAATTCTTTTGCCTTGTCCAGATTTTCAGAGGCAATATCAACTTTGGTTTTCTTGTAGTCAAAAGTTGCGTCGCGAGGCTTTATCTTAATTGGAGAAGCAAGTATCTTTGCATTCAGTTGCATAGCTGAAATAAACACATCTGCTTCATCTCCAATGCCTTTAATGCCGGCAGCGGATTTAGCCGCATCAACGGAAAGTGAAATTATATTGGAATTCAATTCTTTCTGAGAGATAAGCCCTTTGGCTTGCTGCGCTTGGGCTTCCCTGACCTTTGCATTGTAATCCTTCTGCACCTTCTCAAACTCAACAAGAGCAACATTCTTATCTTGATTTCTTATCGCTTTCTCAGCAGCGGTCTTAATATTCTGAAAATATTGACTCTCAAGCACTTCTTTATCACCTGTTCCTTTGGCTTGGGCGTACATCTTGATGTTCAGTTCTCCCAGGGCTTTATTATACTCTGCCTGAGTGATCTTTCCGATCTCTAATTCAGCGCCTAGCTCTTCAAATTGTTTATCATAAGATTCTTGCTGTTTCTGAAGAGGAGTTTTTTTCTTTTTGTCATCATCCGGATCAGTAGTCGGTGTTGTAATTGTTGTGCTTCTAGAAATCTCAGTTCCTAATCTCGATTTCGCATCACTGAGTATTTTTGAGAATTCAATATAAGCATTCAAATCATCCTTTAAGCCATTTTCAAATCCTATAGCGTCAACCATTGACACTTTATGCTTTGCTTTGAACCTCTCTTCTTTAACCAAATCTCCGCGAGCTATTTCCCAATCAGGAGCCAATTCCTGTACTGTCTTCCCGTTGTAGGATTTTGAGCCTATTTTGCGTAATTCATTTTCGCTTTCTGCTACTTCCTTTGCTGCCAGTTCGGCTCTTGCTGCACTTTCAAGCAATTCTATGCGTTTAGATATTTCTTTGTTTACATCTTGGTTGGTTTTTAGCTCAGTACCGAGAATACCATTGATTTTCCCTAATATTTGTTTTTTGTAATCTAATGATGAATTAACTTTATTGTACTCTGATAACAAGGCTTTAACTTTTACAATTTCTGAGTTCGACTCTGCCGCATGATTCATTCGATTCAGATAATTGTCAAACAAGCCCTTTATTCGTTGTGACTCTTTATAAGCATTATAAAATTTAGCAACGATAGCCCCTATGACCGCAAGTATTGCTGTTGGAGCCATAGAAATGAGAGTTGCCTTAATTGATAACATCGCTTTGCTGAAAGCCATTCTGATAGAAGCACCGGCCTTTTGCGCTTTCCATGCAACTTCATCAAACTTCTGTCCTGCATCCTTGGCCGCCCGACGTGCTGCTGACTTGGCGGCTAATTCGGCTTTGGCAATAGAGGAAATAATTTTATTGACCAGCCGACTTGTAACCATGACTAAAACAGCTGCAACAAGATAGGTAACAATGCTTTTTATATTGTCAGCAGCCGATTTAACAATATTGGTCAGCCAGTCTATCAGAGCTTTATATTTACTTTGTATATCCGTGCCGTTCACTAACTCTGTAAAGACGTTTTTCAGTCGATTTACAGATGTCTCCAAGTTATCAGTATCAACGTTAGGAATCATCTCATTAAGCGCCTCAGCAAATTTAGGAAGCACATCCTTACTCATCAGTTTACCCTGTTTGAGTAACTTGTCCAGACCAGCGACAGAAACACCTGCAGCTTTTGCCATAGCCTGAAGAGCAACAGGAAGACGTTCTCCCATCTGCAGACGCAATTCCTCGGAGCTGATCTTGCCTTTACTCATCATCTGGGATAATGCAAGCATAACTCCGTTACTGTCGTCCGCACTCATACCGAAGGCCGTACATGCCCGGGAGACGGATTCGAATACTTTTCGTTGATCGATCATGGACATACCGGATATGGAAGCAGCCGCCGTGAATTTTGCGTAGTTAGCCGTCAGGGCATTAATCTCTAATCCGTATTTTTTAGCCAGATCGAGCAGATATTTCTGATTATCCGCATATTGGGACATTGTGCCGGAGACATTCTTCAATGCGGTGGTAACACGGTTTGTTTCTCGGGCTACATCAATGAAACGAGAAACAAGGTTACTTAGTCCGAGTCCGCCTGCACCTAATGCCGCAGCGAAGGTGAGAATCTGCATCTGCATGGAACGGAATGCGGCTTTTACCTGATTAGTACCTCTCTTAAAGTTCTCTGTTAAGAGGTTTATTGCTATACTGAAACTTAAACGTCCTGCCATGATCTTATAAATTTAATAGGTCTTTGCCCTTTTGCATGAATAATTCAAATCTTTCTATCTCAGTTTCTTTGATTTCTTTTTCCGCTTGCTTCTCCGCTTCCTCCCAAGGGAAAGTGATCAGATCCTTAGCTCCATTTTCCATCTTTCGTGCATCGATATGCGGGAGAATGGTGAGATATGTCCACATCCGGGCGCTTTCCATCTCTTCTTTTCGTTTCTTTTCGTATGCCTCTATGTAGAGTGGAAGGTCGCATATCTCCATTTCATTAAGCACGTAATGTGCATCCAGTCCGGATATGATGAGAACCGAAACAATACCGCTGATCATTTCCGGAAGGGAGTTGGAATTCACGATGTCCTGTTTCTCCTGCTCCCTCTGAAACTGACTTAATACTGATGTTTCACGTTCCAATTTCAAGATCATTTCCTGTACCAGCTTTTCGTTGGACAATGTTCCCCGAAAAACATCGAAGGTATATATCACATCTTCATTATTGCATATCGTTGTGGTATACAGTAGTGCATCTATGTCATCCTTATCTGAATAATCCATTAGAGAGAAGGATTTCTGCCTGATCTGTTCCCATCGTATTATGGCTTTCAGATTCAGCCTCATCTTCATATTTAGAGAGAATCTCTTTTTAGGAACTGAAGTCTCCGGTACAGATGGCGGACTATGACGATTACATTTCTCATCGATGATTTTAGCGGACAGGAATATTGTATATATGATACAAAGTGATATTGTTAATGAGACCATGATACTTTATATTAAATAAGGCGGCCATCACAGGACCGCCTTAAGAACATTTGTTACTAACTCGTTTTATGCACCTGCGTTTTCCGCTGCTCCGCCTGCGGTGGGCGTCAGACCTCCGATACCTTTAAAAGCGCTGCTACATTTAGCTATCTGTCCGGCCTCGGATGAGATAGACATCGATGTAATCATCACTTCTCCGGTATAGCTCATCTTTGCAGTATCTTTCTCAAAGGTTCCTCCAAAATTGTCCTTATCCGCAGCTTTTGCCTCTCCGAAATAAAATGATAGTGTTTCACCTGCTATCTGTTTAGCCAACAGGGTATCATAACTCATAGCGCCTTCTTTGCGAGTTACTAATGACTCGGAAGAAACTGTATAGCTTTTCTTTCCAGGAAGGGAACCGGTCCAGTCGCCCATCATTTTGTTTGAGACATCTATTTCTTCGGTAGTTACTTCCAGTGTTGCACTTGATGCAAAAGCGATAGGCTGATCGTCGGCAAATACAAAGAACTCACCTCTGTAGATATCTTTTCTTGAATCTAATTTTACTCCTGCCATAATATTATCTTTGTTCTATTGAAAATTGTAAAACTTGAATGTATTTGTTATCAATGAAGTCCTCGGTAGAGTCTTCAAGCTCAATATATATATCCGGATCAGTAAGGTCACCGGATAAAGTATCATAAATCAATGAAGCGAGTTCCTGGCTGCGATCATAGTTTTCACTTACCGCAATCACGTTCACAATTGGTACCTGCCGATATACGCCAAACTTGGTGCGATCCTGTTTGTAGCCGTCACGCTGATAAACGATAAAGTCGCCCTCCGTATTCTCCGGTGCAATGACCGGGAATATCTTCTCATCGACAATATCCTTGATGCTATCCGAAGCAAGAAGAATGGCACGCACTTCCGTTGTGATCTTAAACATATTCATCGTCTCTCATTTATTCGTTGTACTGCTTTTTGAACTCCCTGATAGATAGCTTGCATAGCTCTATTCTCTTCTGTATGTCCGGCATCATTCCAAAATCTGTTACCAGGCATAGATCCTCGGCTTTTACCGGTATTGGTATAGCGTTTCTTGGTCCCTTGATCTACAAGATGAGAATGATTGCCGCCTGGACGATCAAACCCTGCCAATGCTCCCAGTTTATTACGTTTTACCCGAGTAGTGAAAGAATTCATCAGGTGATTAGTCTGCTTGCCGTGATGTAATAACCTTGTGCGTAGATTGCTTCTACCTTTCACGCGAAATACATTCACTGCTGCACGTAGGCCGCTTTTCACCGCCTTATCTTTTTCGAAGTCTTCCAGATTCCGGATCAGATATTGAATATTCTCTCTGTCGATCGTCGTTACCTGAATCATACATCGATCTTTTTAAGCGTTAAAGTCAATTCGTTGGCTGCAGGTTCTATCATCTTTATCTCCCAGATACAATCTGCGTATCTTACACGGCAACCATATTTGATCTGCGGATAACTACGTACTTGCATTACTGTTGTATGCCCGACAAACTGTTCATACGCATTCTCTTCTACGGAAAGAAGAGTCTGTTTCTTGCGCTGTGCCCGGCATCGGAATACTTCTTTATATTCCTTGCTGACAGCTCCTGTCGAAGACTTTACTTCGACAGGAATCTCAAATACAAGCTGATATTTCAGCAGACCCGCTCTCATTTGGCATAATTCCGATAAAGTGATACGAGATATCTGTAAGACAGGGGTACTTCCGCCGACTGTGCAAAAGCAACCGGTTCACGATTAGCATAAAACTGTCCGACCATCAGGAGAATACACTGACGAAGAGGCGCAGGTAATTTACCTTTGTTCTCCTGCGTCAGCGTATCCAGTTTCTCACATACATCTTTCTCTACAACAGTTTCAGAGGCTTCTATAAGCCCGATAATGTATTCGTCATCTTCCGTAAAGGACTCCTCTACGTTCAGATGTTTCTTTGCCAGTTGTAGTTCGACGTATGCCATAATTATTTCAATGATGCGATAGTAAATGATTCTTTGCGGATAAATCCCATATTCCAGTAGGAATTGGTTATCAGTCTAACTGTACCACTCAAAGCCTGCGTATACGGATCTACCAGTAACTCAATGCCGCCCCATTGTCCCAGGAAGTAGTCCGCCCAGTTACCGAATACGATACCAAACTCATCAGCTGTATCTCCTAATTCTTTCGGCAGATTATTCGTACGCAATGCGCGATAACCGTTCAGTTGTCCGTCCCCATTGCCGGCAAAGATAAATCCGCCTGCGCCAGAAGCGTCCTTCACTTTGGTTTTAGCTTTTCCCACAAGTGACGGGTGCAGAACATAAGACAGGTTGCCAAATAATGCATTCTGAGTGTCCGCATTTGTTTCCATAGCTACAATCTGCGCCCATGTCATGTCTCCCTTAATATCTTCGTTAAGGGTATGGAACATACCGTCCGGTGTGTTAGCAACGTTCTTGTTTTTACTGAACGCAGTCTGTTCTATCTTTTGTGCAATAGCTACAGCGATAGCTTGACGAATATAGGCCTCTACGGAAGTATTCTCCTGGACGAGCAACTGCTTTGATATATCTACGTACGCCGTCAAACGTATCGGTTTGAACGTATCCCCTTTATCGAATTCACCTGCACCATCCTTGGCCGGAGCGTTTTCGCCTTCCCAAAAGACATTTGCACCGGAGAACTCGGGCCAGTAGATGTTACCTTGCAATCCTGTCATAAAACGAGCACCAGCACGGGCTAGCACAAGTGAAGATTGCAGCGGCAGCAGCATTTCTTGTTGATCTTCATCAATAACTACGCCTGTAGCCGCTTCGGTAGCCGCAGTAAATGCCGCACGTTTTTCTAGGTTCATCGGCACAACAATACTTCGTTTGCCTGCTTGCTGGGCACCCGACATGTTGTGATATGCGGTAGCCTCTTCAATAATACCCGCATCTGCGTCATTCTGTCCGGACCCATCTACCAAGTTAGCGATGGCACGACGAAGAGAGAAGTTACCGCTACCGGCAGTTACCGTTCTTACAGGGCGTTTACTACGATTTTCCTCCTCTCTCTCTTCGATTTCAAGGTTGATTTCAGCCATGCGAGCTTGATTGGTGCCTAACTCTTCATTTTCTTCTTGGGAAAACTGACGTTTTTCACCTTTTGCTTTCCCGATGATTTCTTTCGAACGAATAGATAGTCGCCTCTTCTCATCCTTCAAATCTGTGATACTCTTTTCTTTAGCCATAAAATAATAAATTAAATGTTTAATGAATTTTCGATATTTTGATAGTAGGACTCAGGGATATCCTGTTCCTTTTTTCGCAATTCCTCTTCTGCTAATTCTTTGCCGCGCATATAAACCGAAGTTTTACTGTATGCGCCATTATAGACCGGAGCAATGTCATAGAGATTATCTATTTTCTCAATCGATCGTTTCCAACTGCCATTTTTTTGTTTTTCCCATGTATCCTTTTCTACATCGAAGCAGAAAGAACATTCTTCGATTTCTCCACGACGGATATTTTCACGTAACTCGTCACCTAAAGCCGTCTTAGGAGCTTCAAAACGGAACTTCAGCCCCTTATCGTCAACTGAAAGTACCAAAGACCCCTGTCCATTTTTGCATCTTGCAAGAATGCCACGGCTTTGATCGTGATTCAAGAGCGCAAAAACATCACTTTTTGCCAAAACTCCGTCAAGCGCACCGCGTTGGATGACTTCCGTGAAGGATAATCCGTCTGATGGGGTGTCAAAAAGCAATGCGTAACCTTCAATGGTACGTTTTTCCTCATCTTCTCCGGTCACTTGTACCTGGAAGGGAGTATTTCTGATTTCTTTTTTATTGTCCATGATTCAACTTTTTATTTACTAACCACAGAGTTGTCATACAAATCGGGATTATTTTTAGCATTTTCTACTTTTTCTTTCACGGCATTGTCTAATGTCTGCATATTTACTTGTACGAATGCCTTATCTCCACCATCCAAACGAGGATACCCCAACTCTCTTCGTGTTTCGTTCGGTGTGATTCCTGCTACATAGGATAATTCTTTGTAGAATGAGGCTTGCGCGGCTTTATCGGTACGCAATATGGCTGAAGTGTCGAATTCCGCAATAACATTACCCCGTTCCGATTTGAGGAATACTTTTCTGTTAATCTCCTGCTCGATTTTAGTTATGACAGCTAACACAGTGTCCGTCAAATATTGTAGCTGCGTAGCCTCAACAGTTGAATAGCTCGCTTTTGACAAGTCAAATACTTTTATAGGGGAGACTGAGAAGAAACGGCATATATCTATGACATTAAACATACGGCTTTCTATAAACTGGCTGTCTTTGGGACTAATGGATATAGGCTGATACTTCATATTCCCCTCTAAAACAGCTATGCCGTTTGGATGCTGTTTCATCCGCTCATTCCACGTCTCATAAATTTGATCCTTTTGAGTTTTATCCATTCTGTTTCCTTCCACAGTCAGTATGCCAGATAAAGAACCTCCGGAGCTAAAGAATCCGGCCGCATGTTCCTCTGTACTGGTAGCGATATCAATAGTCTGACGGGCGTGCGTTAACGTGGATACTCCGATAATGCCATCGTAGGAGAAGTTAAGTACATGAATCATATCTTTAGGGTCCACCAGTTCCCTGAATCCGACTACCTGATATCGTTTACGCATGATACCGTTCTTATCAGTGATATAAACGATTGTCACTTGGCTGGAAGGAATATAAATCAATTGAAGTACATTTAACTGATAATCCCTTTCGATATAAGCATAGCCGTTTCCGGTAAGAAGAACTGAAGACATGAGTGTTTTAAAGAAGACATATCGGGTCATATCTTCATTAGGTTCCATATTCAACAGCATATATGCCGGATGTTGCTTGAATTCCTTCTTAAATCCTTCCTCGTCAATCTGGTAGGTCTTCAGCGGAAGAACTGCTACACTGTCCGATATGAGATCAACACATCTGTAAACCGTAGATAGAAGCATTGGTTTTTTCCGACTGGAAAGGATCGGATGAGCTCCGGTATAGCTCCATGCTGTCAAACGGGATGTTTCCGCTTTAGACGCTTTTCTTATTTCGAAATTCGTAAATGGTATTTTCATATAAAGTACACTTTTGCACCTAACCAAAAAATTGTCATACAAATCAATAGAATTCTCCGTATCGAGGTGAAACGAGATAGATTCCGAGTGCTTCCAGCTTAGCTATAACCCCGTCGATTTTCTTTTCTTCAAATTGCTTGGATGGTTTAGTATTGCCGTTTTTATCTCTCGCCATAACGACATTACGGAAGCAATGACGGTTTATCTGATTGTTGTCTATTACCGCCTTGCCGGACAATAGCAAGCGCTCCAGCTCTTTAGTAGGGCGGTTGAAATTTCCGAGTGCCTGGCTGAATGGTTCCATAGGCAGGCCTTTTTCTTCGGCATTAATAACGAACTGCGTCGCATTCCAGGCATCATACGCTATTTTCTGAATATAAACTATATCTCGAACCCGCATAAGATCGTTGAGGATATAATCGTAGTCTGTTACATTTCCCGGAGTAATAGTAATCAATCCCTGTCTGCGCCATTCTCCGTATAAGTCCTTGAATCGTTTTTCCTGTAAAGCCGCTTCCGGTAAGTAGTACAAAGTTTTGAAATAGTATTTATCTGCTGTAGGAAACATAAAATCGGCGCAAGTGAGGTCGCTAGTGCTTGATAAGTCAATGCCGGCATAACAATCCATACCTCGGAATTGCTCAAATTCAAGACTTGCGGAAGTCTGTAAAATATAGTGATCCGGAATCCAAACAGTTTCAGAATCACACCAAATATTGAAGTTCTTTGTTTTAATGCCGACTTCTTCGGATGGTGCATTAATTGCGGACTGTACTTGAGTCTGCAAATATTGCGGTTTAACCGTAATCCCCAGATTGGGGTTGCTCTTCTGCCAAGTCTCCGGATCTTTCCAATCATCTCCCTCATCAGGAGAAAAGATAGCAGCAAAGAGTGCATCATTTTCTTTTAGCCCAGACAATACTTCCGTACACATTTCACGGTATTGGTAACATGGACCTAATTTATCGAATCCGGCCGTAGTGATAATAACCGCCATTGGGTTATCACGCATACCCTGCGATGACTGTAGTACATCTTTCAACCCAGTATTCTTAGCGGCATGGTATTCGTCTATCAGATACATAGATGCATTAAAACCGTCCAATTTTGAATCGTCTGCTGCAAACACCTGTAACAAAGACAGCATCTTTTCGAACTTCACTTTATCGCGATAGGAAACAAGGTCTTTTCCTTTCGGGTCAATCCCTTTTGCGAATTGAGAACAGAACTTGAAAGCAATTTTAGCCTGTTCTTTAGAGTTGGCTGCAAGATCCACCTCTGCATCCATTTCTCCATCAGCGATTAGATGATACAAAGATAGTCCGGCGGCAAAAGCCGTCTTTCCGTTCTTTCGTGCAATCTCTATGTAGACATACTTCACAAGTCGTTCCCCCGTCTCCTTTATATAGAATCCATAGATAGCTGCTATTACAAATTGCTGCCACGGTTGTAGGATGAACGACTTACCGGCATGGCGTCCAGTGAAATGCTGAAGAATAGAGAAGAATTCTATGACCTCATCTGCTTTTTTCTCCTTGAATTCGTATCGATCATCCTCCATCATGGAGAAAAAACGTTCAGCAGCAAGCTGAATAAACTTACCGGATACGACTTTCCCGCCTATAACGTCTTGAGCGTATTTATAGTAAGTCTTTGTCTGCATTAACGAGTTTCTTTCTTGCCTTTCAGATACGTCTCAAGTGGAGATTCTTCATTATCTCCTGCATTCATGGCTTTGATTTGTCCTTTGCTTTTTGCGGTTAGTCCATATTCTTTTGCCAATTCAAGATATTGACTCCAGCTTTCTTTCAGTAAATTGGCCTCTGGGCGTTTGACCATTTCTCCTTTCAGGTTTTTCATAGTAAGCCCCTGCTGGCTCAATACGTCTACACAGCTAAGATACATATCATAAGCCGTAGCCATACGGTGAAGTTGTGGAATATCGGAGAGTTCAAGCATTTCCTTCTCATTTAATTGCTTGACAAGACCGGTAATAAGTTTGCGTGCCTCATCATGTTTGATACTATCGGGCACTTTAAAGCTGATTTTCTTCTTTTTTTCCATGATTCTGATTCATTTTTATCTAAAAACCATAGAAATGTCATACAAAAAATGGCAATTAACAGAACGAAACACTTTGGCTTTTTTCAAAAAGTGCCGTGCGTGTGAAGAAGGGTTAGGCGAGGTTTCGAAGGTCTCAATCGCTCAAATTTGACCCCATACCCCCTTTTGATGAATTTATTGTTAAAATTAACTTAATATTAACAATGCGAGACCTTTTCGTAGGGAAATCCCTATTTATTCGATTCAAATACAAATATCGTCATAATCATTTGTACATATACAAATGATTATGTATCTTTGTAGTGTCAGATAAACAAAGTATTAACCTTTTAAAACAACGTCATGAGAGAACTGAATGAACTAGAACAGATTGAGTTCGAAATAGAGAAGGAGAAACAAAACCTTAGAGAATGGAAACGCAAGGTACTTATACTGGATATTGGAAAAGAAGATGATGAAGAACGTACTGATGCGATACTCGAAAGGATATCAGAACTCCTTGAAAGAAAAGAGAAATTAAAGAAGTAGTAATCGCTCCTCTTCGGAGGAGCATAACTCAAATAATGATATGAGAACATTAGAAGAAGACTTGTTAAAGATGGATAGTTTGCATGGAGATGAACTTGATGCACACTTGTACGAGATGAAGGCTTTATACACCAAGCCGGAAGAGAAAGAAGCCATTAGAAAGCACTTAGATAAGGCTCTTGATACTATCACTGATAATGTCAAAGCAATAGAACGAAAGCTCACAATACGGGAACAGATGAATGATATTGTAGACTTAATACCCGTGTCGTATATTGCAAAGAATTACTTTGGCAAGAGTCGAGCTTGGTTATATCAACGTATTAACGGGTATAAAGTCCGAGGTCAAGTATATACTCTGAATGAGAAAGAACTTGAAATCTTTAATCGTGCCTTAAAGGATATTGGGAATAAAATCGGTTCACTTTCAGTTGGTTAATACAACTGTTATCTGACACTGCCTTTGCCTGTGAGCCGTGCAAAGGTTAGGGAGCAGCTAATAGCTACTCCCTTTTTTGTTATGGATATTTTGATGACATTGTTTACATAAGCTCATCAAGTTATCGAAGTCATAGGCTAGGAATAACCTTTGTTCCGGATCATCCGTACTCATAAACGAAGTTATGTGGTGGATATCTTCGGCAGGAACTGTTTTGTCTTCCTTCAGGCATATTTCGCATAGAGGATTACAAGCGAATTTCCATGCACGTAGACGACGCCAGCGGTCAGAGTTATACACTCTCCTGCGCTCTGCGTCATAATAATTATCGTTCTTCTGTGTCTTCTTTCTTGGTTTGTAGATAGTCGGCATAAGGTATTTCTTTTAATTGTTTATTATCGTTGATAGCCTGATACTCTATCATCCGGAATCGGTAACAGAAATAATTCATCAATTCTTTGTCAGATGACAGAGTAGAGGCTTTCTCGTCCTGTGAGACGAATAAAATAGTGTCCTGAAAGATATCTTCATAGCTTTTGGAACAATACAGTCCGGAGGTACGATAACCGCACAGTTGTTTTAACTTATCATAGTTGTGCGCTATCATATCCATGACCTTGCCATTAACCTTCCCTTTCTTTGTTTTTCTCATTCTGCAAACTCCAGTTCCCGGATTTGTCTATTAGTTCCTCAATACTGCGGTATACCATTCCTCGAACTATTACAGAGATACTCGTTTTTGTGATGTCCGACAACTCGTTTAGTAGCATCACTGTTCGTTCGTCAAACCTAACATTTATCATTTTTTTCCCCATATCAATTCTTTTTATTTAGCTTTATGTAAATCCTTGAAAATACTTCTAAGATTTGCAAGTTCCTTTTTAAATATCAATCCGAGGAACATCTCGAATTGATTCATTCTTATTCTGTTCTGAATTAAAACAGAGTCATCTCTATTTCATAGTTAAACACTAAAACTTCGGTACTCTCACGCTGATTCGTATTTGCGGCCGTATGAGTAGTAACTTTTATCTCCTTGAAGTTCCATCCGTTCTTTTCAACTGCAGATCTAAGAGTTTCAGTCCAATAGTTGCTCAGAATAAATCTGCCCTTAATCTTCGATAAAATGGAGAGAAGATCCGCAAGGTCCTTTTCGGTATATCCGTAGTAATGACCTTGTACTGCTCCGGGATAAGGTGGATCGAGATAGAAGAATGTTTCCGGACCGTCCCTGTTTTTGATAACTTTTAGCGCATCCCTACAGGAAATCTGTACTTCTGATAATCGTTCGTATAGCTGCTGGTTAAAACTATCTCGTTTATTCTTGAATACTTTTCCGAAGTGAGTTCCGGCCGTACCGTTGCAAAACTTCCATCCACCATATAAACTTCCGGCATGACATTCATTAGCCATAACCCACAATGCCCACGCTTTTTCAACATCATTCGCCTGCAGACGGGAACGGTAAATGTCACGTGCCCGGTTAAACTCTGATTCAGAATGTAAGGTCATGCGAACCATACTCTGCAACTCATTGAATTTTTCCCTGCAGACGGAATAAAAGTTTATTAGCATGTCGTTGGTGTCATTAATAACCTCTAAACCGGCTTTGGGCTTTTCGAAGAAAACGGCACCGCCACCGAAGAACGGTTCACAATAAATCTTGTGTGCCGGCATCATAGAGATAATCTTTGCGGCCAGTTGCTGTTTGCCTCCGTAATATGTGATTGGCGTTTTCATTTAGTTCCTTTTTTTCTAGATTTACGCCAAATGGCTATGTTGTTTTGCATAAGAAATACTTTCCTTTCTCTTCATAGGGAGTATAAGGTAGCCTACCATCATTATGAAACTGCAAAGCGTCTTTAGCACCTTGTTCCGTAAATGTATCAATAGAAAAACCGTTGAATCTTTCTTCTCCTTCGGCTTTGAATTGTAACTGATATTCCATCTCTTCGGTGTCAATATTATAATACCGACCTATTCTTGCTTTTATTATCTTCTTCATTATTTATCTGTATTGAGCGTCCACCAATACAGGCAGACGCCTAGTTATTATTTTCTAAAAAACATATCTCCCGAAATAGATCGAGCTGTATCATCACCGGTTAGTCGAATATACCGGAAGAAGTTCTGCTCTGTCCGATGCCCGGTCAACTTCATTATTTCTAGCGTCTTCATTCGACCGGTCAAATACATATTCGTTGCCGCGGACCGTCTGGCAGTATGGCTACAAATCAACTCCCACTTTTCTTTGGTCACTGTTACCAGCTTTCCACCTTTCGTGAATGAATAAGTAACTAAGTCATTCAATCCGATTTCCTTCATTATTACTTTCAGATACTTGTTGAAGTACTGAATGCAAAGACCGCATGGAACCTGACCGGCATACTTTGAGAAAATTTCCCGCACATAATCATGTGCCGGGACCTTAACATCAACGTTCGTTTTCTTTGTCCGGATCACAATATAACCATTTATTAGGTTCTGACCTGTCAGTCTCGAATAGTCTGAGTAGCGAAGAGCGGTAAGACATCCTAGTATGAACATGTCTCTGATTCGCTCTTTTGCTTTCCGCTTATCTTGATTGATAAACCGGTAATAGTATATTCTTGTAATTTCATTCATACTCAGAAAAACTGCATTTGTAGGCTCACATTTTAAATCAATCTCGTCATAAGTATTGTCTACTGCGTAATTGTATTGTGATGCTCTACGGACAAGGGATTGAATCTTTAGAACGTATCCGACTATCGTGTTATGCCTCAGACCTTGGTCTTCGAGATATATAATGAAGTCGTCTATAAATTCAGCCGTCACTGAGTTAGTAAATATATCACAATCAAACTCTAACGAGAAGTTATCAATGTGTTTTATGATCGCATCGTAAACGGCTGCATAGTGTTCAGACTTGCGTCTGCTTCGCTTTTCAAGCACATCCCGGATGAAGTCAGTGAAGTATATTCCTTCTAAAGGTTTCTCCTGTCGGAAGTGATTAATGTAGTCCTTACGCACTTGGGCGGTCCGGACCGGGGTAAGTACTTGTAATGCTTTGACTGTTCCATTTTAAGAGTTATATTTTTCTTCCGTATGATAAGTAAAGTAGATGGTATCGCATTTTACGAGACCATGAAGTTCCTTTCTCGTTTTCTCTATATCTTCGGTAGGTATTTCCTGCCTACATACTGTTTTCTCACCATTTGTAATGTATTCTACTCTGATAATTAAGTATTTCATCATTCTTGCGCTTCAATGCTATATGCTTTTACTTCGTTATACCAAGCTCCTTTGTTTTCTTTAGCCTCAACTGAAAAAGATATTTCGACTTTATCTCCTATCTTAGGAGGATTATCGACAGGACCGTCCCAGCTGTAAAGGGAGAATTTCATTTTCGTCTGATATCTCTCATTTGTTTCCATGACGTATTCTCTTTTTTCCCAATCTTTTCCGTTTTTAGTTGTTCCACGTTTGATGGGCAATTCTATTAATATTCTGCCCGATGCTTTATTTGCCATATATCTAATTTTTAAGTTATGGTTAAACTGCCCTCTTATGTTTGTTACCAAACAGCCCTGCGGGCAGTATAGGACAAGTTGCCATAAATCGTTAATTTTTAAATTTTATTCATGTAATCATCTAATTATCAGTGTATTATCAATGCACCATATGGTGCTTTCTTTCGTTTTGTATAATTAGCTGATTATCAATTAATTATCTATTTCTCCGAATAGGCGTAAAAATCCCTATCTGATAATTAGCCAGGAGCTTGTCTTTAAATTCTTTCTCCATTTCGCTGATTTCTTCTACGTATTTACCGCATTCTTTCGGCCAGCTGTTGGCGAAATTTCGAATTGTCTCCCATTGCTTTTTTGTCAGCTTCCCGTCTATATACATCTGCTTATAATGCTCCTTGTATCGTGTTACTCCGATCCGGTGAATCTCCCTGGCTTTGTCAAGCTGGGAGATTTTTATGCCTTTCAACGCAGATAATTCCCTTACAAAGCGTATCTCTGACCAATCCTTGTAGAATATTCTTCCCATCTTGGACAGGAAGAAGTAATCAGTAAATTCAAGCATTGATACAGACTGATGCCTATAGACCGTTTCAATACGCAAGATATTATCACCCACTTTTCTGCCTTTCTCCCCGGCTTCAAACGACTTATCGTAGACCTTGAGAACCTTGCGGAAATACTTGCTCTTCTCCGTTGTTTTCTGCCGGTATTCCGGGAAATTAGCATCATTCCAGAGGATTCTGTCCGAGATCTCCTGCATTTGCCGGATATAGCAGTCTGCGGAGTGAGACATTTTCATCGTGATGCCAATTTCGTAATAGGTTACTACTGCATTCTCCATTTTTACGCATAGTCGGAGAAGAAGTTCCTTTATTGCCCGGACAGCCATTGCAAAGGTCATAGGCCGGCTGTTATCCAGCTTGCCTATTTTCCCTTTGCTATAGAGTTTACAGATAGAGCACTTGCATTTCAGTTTGCTTCCTCTGAGCTCGATAAAGCATCCGTCAAAGTTCGCGTAGGCGGTAGATTTGTAATAAACTTCATCGCCTTCCGTGCATTGTTCCAGATAATTCCGTAAGACGATGGTGTTGATATCTGCGGTATCAACGGTCGCTTTCATTATTATCTTGTCGAACATCTTTTTCAAAGTATGGGCACACCCTTATTCCTACAGATCGCTTGCAATTATGAATTGAACATAAAACCATGAAATTCATTACGGGACCGGCATGTTTACAGTACCGGCAATCACATTTTATTTTCGAATCAGTCCTTTTTGTCATTTCTCTTTTTTCTTAGTATTGGTAACTTGTTAATGATAGCTCGCCGGGTGGTCAATGGTAGTTTGCCTGACCGGTGAAGCAGGGTAGTTTTCTTGATACCTACGTCATCTTCAGTCAGATAGTCGAATACAGCACTCAATGAACCGAATGCGTAACCTTTCTTTCGGAAGATTAAATACACATATATGACATTCATAATTTTAATAGTTCCATATGTTGTTTATTTGGAATCCTTTATATTGATCCATTCCTTCTCTAGTTTCAATCGTTTGACCTCTTGTCGATAATGGGAGATTTTTTCCCTATAGTCAGCTTCGGACATTTTGTTGATCTGATATTTAGCAGATTCCAGAGAGAGTACTGTTGACTCTCCATATTTTCTTATAAGTCCTCGTCTGTATCCTTCAATGTTTCCGCTATTGTGACGATTACAGGTAATACATTGAGCATTACAATTCTCTTCACTGAACCTGGTAGACATGTGTTCCCGGCTTATATAATGCCCACAATCGCTTACTTCGTAGGGGAATCCATTATTGCAGGAGATACATATAAATGTTCCGTCCTCTCTCACGTCTCTTAAGCGGATGTATTCGCTAAAGACCTTATCCAGCGTGTCTTTGAGCTTTGACTTCGTAGATTTACAAGGCATTGCTTTCAAGGATTTTATCGTATTGCTCAGAGTTTCTGAAGCGGATAGCGTGGTCGTACCATAAGCCTGTATTAGCTTCAAATACGCATCCATCTTCATCAAACTGAATATCTTTCAGCTTCCCTATGACAGCTATTCCGGAATTGCTGTTTCCCCAAAATATTGACAGTTCATTCTTTGATGGAATATACTCCAGTTCCTCTGTTATCTCGCATATAAAGGCTCCCGTGTCATCCGGCTCAAATATTGTTGTTATTCCTTCTTCGGTAGCCTCAACTGTTATGTACCGGCTATGCTCTGGTATTTTATAAATTCTTTTCATGTCCATTCTCTCTATATATTATTTATATGATATCTGCGATTATATGCTTCTACCGCATTTGCCACTCTTTTATTTTCATCCAATATCATTTTAAGCAATTCGTTGGTTTTCTTTCGTTCATCTATCAATTCGGCAATACCAAATACTTTCTTAATCCATTTAATCATAATCTTCTAATTCATTATTAGTTAATCACTTCTCTATCTTCAACATAACATTCTTCCACTTCATAGGTTAAACCATTGAAGAGGTTGCCAGCACTTAACTGACACCCGAATCCCGTTTCAAACTCTACAAACTCTTCTATTTGCTCTTCAGTTGCTTCGACATCAGGAAGTTCTATTAGTAATTGTACTACTCGTTTCATATCTGTTCTTAATTAGTTATATTGTTCAAAATTCGGAATCTGCAGGTAAAATGAAACTCTGGAAAGAGGTAACCAGCAACGCTGCTCCTCATTACATGTATTCCAACAGTCTTGCCCAAATTTCGAATTTAAGGCATCTACAATATTATTGGCAATATTACGTACCAGTTGTGCATTAATCATCCTCTTGTACCCGATGGTGAAAGCCGGCGTATAAAGCGAAACCTTATATTCACCTCCTTCGGTTATACTCCAGCTTCCTTGCGCTACTGTAATATGTGTGTTGGTTTCATCTTTATACTCCTGCACTATCCCTCTATAAAGATTGAAGGAGCTGAACGATCCTAATTCTGCTTTATAAACCTTAATGCCAGTTGCTTTTTCTAATAGCTTGCGAAGCATCCAGGCATCACGTACTACTGGGGACATACTCATTTCTATTTAGTTATTCTTCAGTTATGCAAAAAACTATCTTCTTTAAAAGTTTTATTTCCCAAGCATGAACAATGATTTTCTGTTTTCCTTTTTGGATCACAATTTTCCCATTCGTATCCTTGCCTATCAGCAATGGTTCTTGTTCTTCAGGTAATTCAATATTTTCGTTCATCTCTGATTTGTTTTTATGCTCAAGCCGTCAGTTTATTACGGATCAAGTTCATATTCTTATTAATAAGTTTGATGATACGGTCATGATAGTCCGTATTGCTGTTGCAGACACCACGGGATTGGATCACTTGAAACTTACTCAGATCTATCTCGATGGTTTCGATATGCTTTTCACCGATGCGGGCAGAGAGGATTAAAGAGTCCTTTTTTCTAAAATAGTTGTTCGTGAATACGCAGTGATGCATGATTTGACCTTCCTGTCTGAACTCATCGAGACTTTTTAAAGGGACTATGATGATGTTACCATCAGAAATATTTAGATCAAAGAATCTCGATTTGAGCTTCTCATACTCCTTTTCGTATTTTTTCAGTGCCTCCATTTGTTTCATATCACGCTGACGACGTTCCTTTTCTTCTTTTCTGCGTTTCCTTTCCATATAAAAGTCATGAGCGGAATTCAGATTATCAGGACAAACATAGTGAGCGTTACGAAGATCCTTGCCTTCATCTCCCAGGAGATCAAGGTAGTCAAACCACATGGAGGTATCCTTTACCACATAGTTGTTACGCATACAGATTTTGATTGTAGGCCATGTTCTTTTTATCTCATAATCCTTGCCTGCGCAAAACATCCTAAGCAATTCATACTGTCCGGCTTTCAGGAGGGTTTCAGCAGTACTGTCCGTGCTGATCAAACGGAAGAAGTCAAGAGCGTATATACTATGCACCTTTCCTTTGAATCCGTATTTTTTCCATGCCGACAGATAACGGCGTACAGGATAACAAGCATCACAGCCGATGTGATAAGCCTCTTTGTCGTTCGCTCTTATTTCAAGGTCGGTGTCAAGACACCATGCGTCGCGATAATACGAGTGCATGTTTGCAAGCAGGGCCATTGTTTTGAATTTCCCATCGGCAGACATCCAGTTCTGGACGACTTCTCTTATACAATACGATGCCTCCTTTCCGGAATGGAACTCTTTTCTGATATAGAAATACCTGAAGACCTGAAAGCCATGACAGGTGGTGATGATATTAAAGTATTCATTATCCCGGCATGATTTACGGGTGGTGGTCTCGATCTTCAGATGGGTGCCACAATTCGGACAGATATCCATTTCTCCATCTTCCAACTTCATAAGATCATAGAAGATCTTTCCACAGTGGGTGCAGGTTATCAGACCTTTTTTTAGGCGCAGCCCTACATGGTCCATCGCATTCATAATTCCCCATCTTCTTTGTTTTTCAGTCAATGCGGGGAGTTTTCCGCTGAGTTTGACTATCTGCTTTTGTAACTCTGTTTTCGGCTTCATGATTCTTCGAATAATGACAGTTGGACAAATGGTGATTCTTTCTCAATTACCTTGTTACGTTTGCTGCGCTCCTTTTGGAGAGAGGCAGATGATTCATGTACCGGTACCAGAGAAGGTTCTTTGGGAGAGGCTGGTTTCTTCCTTTGCTGCTGTACAGGAGAGGATACCCGGCAGATGGGATGGCTGCTTACTTTGATGTTTTCTTCGTCGTAGTAATGGATGGCCCATCCAAAGACAACAGAATCGGGGATTCTCACTCTATTTTCTTTGCCAGCAGCTTTACGAGCCTGGCTATCAATATAGTCGTAGCATTCTTTTATACTCTTCTTCGGATTGGAGTATTTCGTGGCAAACAGCTCATCTGTGTGTGATCTTTCGTCCAGATGAGATTTTATTACTTGTTCAAAAACTGTATCCATGTGTACTTAATTATGAGGCTTTATCCTCAGTTAATACTTTAGGCTCCCACTCGGCAGGGACCTTTGCCCAGGTTCTGAATGCTGTATCAAAACTCTGCAGGTCTTCAAACATGTCCATCTTGCATTGATCATTGACTACAAGGGTAGAGAACTCTTTGAAGTACCGGTCTGCGCATTTAAGGAAGTCATTATGTAATTTCTTCAGATCTCCAAGTAACAAGCCTTTTGCTCTCATTACGTCGGCGGCCTCTTCTATTAAGCTGTTTGCTTCGCAGTTCAATAAATGAGCAGCAGATAACAGCATATTCAATCTGTCCATGCTACCATCTTTAACGGCAGCATCCACTAAACTTTTTTTTGGTTTCATGATTTTAGTTTCTCATTCTTTCCCGTAGTATCTTTTCTTGTTGCATTGTGCGCTTACTTGGCGGAATGCCTACGAGTAGCAGTTCTGTTTCAATCTTATTGTATCTCAGTAATTCGCTGTTGTATTCAGCGAGTAGCTGATCGTATTCTGATCCGGAGAGCTTAGGAGAGGTCAATTGATCTAAAATTGCTTCTGCATGCTTTCCGCTTTCTTCCAGTTCGGACTCTAAGGAGTTTCTTTTCATCATTTAGTATTGTCTTCAGACATCTCTTCGATTTCCCGTTCCAGCCTCTCTCTGTGTTTGCCTACATATATTGAGCAGAGAGAAAAGATAAACAGGGAGATCCAAAATAAGACTTCCATTTTCAGACAGGTGAATCCCATCGTTACGAAGGATATACACCATATAAAGGTTAGGGGTAGAACTCTCATGGCTTTACCGTTATATGACTTTATTCCTAAGTACGAATCGATCAAGATCTGCAAGCTCATACCATATCATTCTTCCTTCTTGTGAGAAGGGTACTTTAGCTTCGTTCCTTAGCTTTGAAAGGTAGTCCTCTCCTACTCCTAGATATGCCATTGCTTCCTGCTTATTTAACCAGCGTTTTGGAGCTGGTTCTACTTTTGCTTGTAATTTAGTGCGTCCCATAGTTATTCCTCCTTATTGGGTATTTTTCCCGTAGTTATGTATCTATATATGATCTCAGCTTCATCAATACGATTTTTTGGATCGTCATGAGGCATAGTTTGCTCTATGCAGAATTTTCTAACCGATGAATCAGCTTCACCTTTATCACATAAGGCACTTTTATTCATAAGGTGCAAAATCTCATCTTTATAAATTTCCTCCCTTTGGGCGTGATCCTCCCTACCTGCTATTGTTTCAAGATCCATTGTTATAAGTCTAAGATAAGACTGATCCCTCATTGGATATTCTGTCTTACGCCATAAATTCTCGTAAGGAGTACAAGGATTTGATTCAAGTCTATAGCTATCTGAGCGGACAATTACGTTCCCTTTCTCTACTTCCTTTCTCTTATCTGATTTACCGAATAAGTAAATGATTGCCGATGCTATTCCGATTGCTGCGAAAATTAATACAGCCATTACGGCGATTGTTGACATTGTTTCCATTATTAGTTCTCCTTGTAATATCGGTTATACTCTTCCATTGAAATAGGTTTCTCCTTGATGGCGAAGCCTTGCTTTACTGCCTCAACTCGGATACGTTCTGCATCTTCTCCGGATGTTACACCACGCACAGCGTTTCGGACTGTTTGCTCTGTGCATTCAAATAATCTCGCCAGTGTTACTACTGAGCCTTTTTTTAATACTAATGTTCTTGCCATAATTGTATGAATTTAAATTGTTATTATTAGTTCTCCCGGGTCAATTCCATTGACGGCTGTACGCTTATTCCGGGAGATTGCTTAATTTTGCAGATACCAAACTTAAAAATTAAGCATTATGATTACTATTGAGAAAAAAGATGTTATGGTTGCTTCTCTAGCTTCTTCTGAAGATTCTATATGCGACCTTTATTCAAGCGACTTTAAAGATGATGGTATTACGTCAAGTGAATGTGACATGATTCTAAGGCAGCTTGAAAAAATGGGGTTTATAGATATTCAAACAAGATTTTCCAATCCTAATGGATTTATCATTGCTATTAATTCCGGTTTACATGAATTCGCAGCACGGGGAGGATTCGCAGCACAAGAATTAATTATTAGCACGCAACTTGAAAAGCTTGACACGGAACTTCAACTTATGAGGTCTAAACTTGATCCAGATACGCTCGAACAACTCAATCATGCGTTTTCTATTTTGGGATCGGCTTGTAATATGATCCCCTACATCAAGGCTTATCTCGCCCATTGAAAAAAGCTCCACTAATCTAAAAATGTCAGGGTTGTTTAATGTCTTTAAAAAGACCTCATGTGTCATATTATCGCTATAAACAACTCTGCCATTTACTTCTAAATATCTAGAAACTTGTGATATCTTACGACCAGCACGAGTGATCTTTCTTCTTAAGATAAATACAGCCTCATCCACTCTTATTTCTTTCTGCTCATTATTTATTGCTTCCATGATAGCGTGTCTTTTAATTTTAATTGTTACTTTTGCTTATTGTTACTTTTTGTTTTGCCAAGCAAAACCGCTTTTATTTGTTTGACGACACAAATATGGTGAATATATTCAGAATATCAAATTTTAATATCTGAATATATTCATATTTACAACAATTATTAACATTACCTAATATGGACATAAAAGAAAAAATCCAGCAATACCTTGATTATAAAGGCATTAATATAAATCAGTTTGAAACTTCAATTGGAGCCTCCAAGAGCTATTGGAGAAAAACAAAGAGTATATCTGCTAATGTAGTTATTGATATTTGTAGAATATATACCGACTTAAACTTAGAGTGGCTTTATCGCGGGAATGGAGAAATGATTAAAGACTCTGAGTCAAAAGCCTCATCAACAATTGCACAAAGTGTTCCTGTTAGCTCAATCATGATCCCATTTGAGGAATACAAAAAGTCGATAGCCGAGAAAGATGAAGTCATAAAAGATCAAGCTCATCGAATTGGGATGCTTGAGCATGAACTACAGCTTTTCACGTCGAAAAAACAAACTGCCCTCGGAATGGAGAATGTTTCCACTGCTGCCGAGCATCAGATGAGCATACCGGAAGCGGAATAACACATACCCCTATGGGAATCATTTGGGGTAAAATGAGACATAAACAATAACATTATAGCGAAATGAAAACATTTATTAAAAGAAAAATGAAAAGAATTTATTTAGTTGCTCTCGCAGCAACATTAACATTGTCATCATGCAATACGGTTTTTTATCAAGTATACAATACTGAAGCTCCTGGCATGATAGAAAAGGACAATAGTCTAGTTTATGAGAACGAGGATTGTAAGTTGATGTATAATTTGTGGGCAGAAGATGGAAGTCTAGGTTTTATTATGCATAATAAAACAGATAGAGACTTATTTGTCGTATTACCGCAGACGTTCTTTATAAAGAATGGGATAGCGCTTGATTATTATAAAGCTAGAGAGTATCGTAATACAGAAAGCGGTATGGTTTCCTCAAATGTATCGCTTGGAACTGCAATTAGTGAAGTTAATCTATGGAGAATGTGGAATACAACAAAATCAAGCAATGTAGCTGGTGGTGTTTCAAAAGGTGTTTCTACTACTGTTGTGAGAAAAGAAAAACCAATCATATGCATTCCCGCAAATGCATCTAAATTAATATATGAATATACAATTTCCGATAGATTAATTAAGAATTGCGATAAGAAACAGGCCTATCCAAGGCGAAAATCAGCTCCTATAACTTTTACAAAAGAAGATACTCCACTCTCATTTAAAAACAGAATTGCTTATTCTTTTGATAAAGGCGGAGATGGCTTGAAGTATATTGAAAACGAATTTTGGATATCAGAGCTGATTAATTATTCTAAGAAGTCAGCTGGTGCAAATAAAACTATTAAAGATTGTGATAAAGAGGAAGGTGTTGTACGGTACATCTTTAATATAGCATCTCCCAGAAAGTTTTATAATTCCTATAAAGGTACTGCCCGTTATGGAAATAGCAGTAGCAAGGGAAAACTTGTATATTAGAAAAAGTATTCTTGATCATAGAATTTCATTTTCCGAGATCTATATGCTCTCGGAAAATGAAAAGAATCTGATAAGATATAAAACGAAGTAG